GTCCAGATTATTTTGCAGCGTACAAGTACTAGCGCGGGGTATGGGGGTATTGGAGGTAGTGCCGCAAACGCCCTTAACGTGTACAGTCAAACGGGAGGATTGACTAAAGTATTAGAGGTAACCCAAGGCGGTGCAACCTACAACACGACGGGCACGTACGGAACAATCTCCGACATCAGGATTAAGGAAAACATCCAAGATTCGCGGGGGTATTTGGAAGACCTCTGCAAGGTTCGCGTTGTCAAATACTCACTAAAGGCCGACGCAAAAACTGCCCCAGACAAACTTGGCGTTATTGCCCAAGAACTAGAGCAAATTTTCCCCAACATGATTGAGGATCGGCCAGATGTCGTGAACGGCAGGGAAACGCCGGGGACGACGACCAAAACCGTAAAGTACAGTGTGTTTGTTCCCATGCTCATCAAGGCAATGCAGGAACAGCAGGCAATGATTGATCAACTCAAGGCCGAAGTGGCCGCACTCAAAGGAGTTTAAGCATGGACTGGTCTATTAGTGCCCTTGACTGTCGCGTACAGGAAGATGGATTGAGTGATGTTGTCTATAACGCTCACTGGCGCGTTTCCAAGACCGAAGTAGATGGTGACAAGACCTACTCTGCCTCTGTCTACTCAACCTGCTCGGTTCCCGGCCCCGGCACTCCGTTCACGCCCTACGCTGATCTGACGCAAGATCAAGTCCTCGGTTGGATCTGGGCGAATGGGGTTGACAAGGCCGCGACGGAAGCCGCAGTGCAGCAGCAGATTGAACTTCAGAAACATCCCGTAGTCGTAACCCCGCCCCTACCGTGGGCACAAGGAGCTTAACCATGACCGAACCGACTATCATCGACATCCCCTCCGCCGAAGAGATCGCGCGCCACCTAAGCGCCGCTATGGACTCGGTGAACCTCTTGAACGCTGGCAAGCCCGAAGGCATGACCGACGAAGACTGGGCTGACTGTGTGGCTCGGAACAAAGAGCATCTCCGCATTATGCTAGCTAAAAGCTTCTGGACGACAGAAGACCTTGAGCCTTTGCGTCTAGCAAGTGCATAATACCTACCGGCTACCTAGTAGCTATTTCGGCATACGCCAAAACGCGACAAAGGACGCATATGAAACTCGAACTCACGCTAGACGAAATCAATCTGTTAAATGCCGCTCTCGGTAAAATGCCACTCGAGCAATCAATCGTTTTGTGGATGAAGATCCGCGAACAGGTTTTGCCGCAGATGCAACCGGCGGAAGAGCCGCCTAAAGAGGAGTAGTTATGGCGGGCCTTGTCGTTGTAACTGGACCGGCTGTTGAACCCGTCTCCGTTGCGGACGTAATTCAACACCTTCGCCTCGACGCCGACACTAACGAAGACGAAGTAGAGGCATATATTAAGGCGGCTAGGGAGTGGGTCGAGAACTACACCGGCAGGGCTTTTATTAATCGAACGCTACGGCTATCGATTGACGGCATCGACGAGGTTGATATCCCTCTATGGGAGGGATGGAAAACGGGGCCGGATATCTCGCTACGGAAACGAGATATCCTGATCCCTAAGCCGCCGCTGTTCTCTGTTACGAGCGTAACAACTTACGACGATGACGATAACGGTACGGTGTTCGCCGCGTCAAAGTATTACGTTGACAAGGCTCGAGAGCCGGGGCGGGTGTTCCTGCGGAACGGCGAAGTGTGGCCGACAGCGCTTCGGGTATCGAATGCGGTAGAGATCGTCTATGTCGCGGGGTACGGCACTACGGCGGGGGCTGTTCCTGCTAGTGCCGTCTTTGCTATGAAGGCGCTCGCCGCTTGGCTTTACGAGCATCGCGGGGAGGAGGCGCCGGAAAAACTGCCCGCGAATATCGCCCTTCTCTTGCAGCCGTATCGCGTAATGTCTCTATCAACAGATCCCTTCTATAACGGGTATCGTGCAGCATGATAGGGCAGATGCGTCACCTTGTAACGATACAGTCCGAGCGGAGAACAACCGACACGGATGGATCGGCTGCGCTTCTATGGTATGACGATGTGCAGGTGTACGCAGAGATTAAGCCGAGAAGCGGAAGCGAATCGTTTCACGGAATGCAGATAGAGGGGCGGGTAACGCACGAGATAACCATTCGTTATCGGACCGACGTTACCCCGAAGAAGCGGGTATATTGGAATAACAGAGCGTTTAACATTCGAGCCGTTCTAAACGTTAACGAGCGCGATCGCTGGCTTAAGCTTGCGGCGGAAGAAGGGGTGGCGACATGAGGCTTACCACTCGCGGGCAGCTACGCTTTAGAACAAGGGATATCGAGAAGCAATATCAAGATCACGCTAAGCTGGCGGTCTTTCGCGGTACTGCTATGGTCCGCGAGACGGTTCTCGATATGATCCTGCGTTATCCTAAGACGGGTCCGGTGTCCCGCCGTAGAGGGGTAACGCATCAAGCGTCTGCGCCGGGGCAGCCGCCCGCGACGGATACCGGGTTTTTAGCGCGGAACATCTACTCAAATATCGATTCTGACGGGCTTGGCGGTTCCGTAGAGAGCCGTGCGCCGTATAGCTCGTATCTAGAATTCGGTACTGCGAAGATGGCGGCAAGGCCGTTTATGTTCCCCGCGCTCGAGATGAACAAGCCGAAGATTAGGGCGATGTTTAAGAAGCTGCGATGAGCCTGCACTCCTTTAATCTAGCAAGCGCAGTCTACAGCCGCCTTACGGGGGACACGACCCTAATGGGTATAGTCGATGGCGTTTACGACGACGTACCGCAAGATACCAAGTATCCATACGTTGTGATCGGCGAAGAGACGACGATTAACAATGGGTCGAAGACGCTAGACGGGCAGGAATACACGATTACAATCCATGTTTGGTCGAGATATCGTGGATTTAAGGAAACGAAGCAGATTATGGAACGGATCTATACTTTGCTTCATAATTATGCCTTAGCTGTAACCGGAGCCTCATTGGTGAATCTTCGGCAGGAGTTTACGTCTACACTGATGGACGCTGACGGGCTAACGCGACATGGAATCATTAGGTTTCGAGCCGCGATCTTTGACTTATAGGGGTAGATTATGGCAGCGCAAAAAGGCTCCTCGCTCTTGCTCAAGGTAGGAAATGGCGCAAGTCCCGAGGTGTTTACGACAATCGGTGGCTTGCGGTCAACATCGATTACGATGAATGACGAGCCGGTAGATGTAACGAACAAAGACTCGAGCGGCGTTCGTACTCTTATCGCGCAGGGCGGCACAACGTCTTACACAATCTCCGGGTCCGGAGTGTTTACGGATGCCGCCTCGGAGACGACGCTTCGGCAGAAGTTTAATACTTCGACCTTCGCGAACTTTCAGGTTATCGTACCGGACTTCGGCACGTTTACCGGTGCGTTTATGGTCGCCTCGCTCGAGTACGCTGGCGAATATAACGGCGAAGTAACCTACTCTGTTACGCTCGAATCCGCCGGTGCGATTACCTTCGCAGCGGTATAAGGAGAGTCTAAATGGCCGCGCAAAAAGGTTCCTCGCTTCTTCTTAAGATTGGAAGCGGTTCTCCTGTTTCATATACAACGGTCGGCGGGCTTCGGTCTACGTCGATCACCATGAACGACGAGCCTGTAGACGTAACGAATAAAGATTCGTCTGCGGTCCGCACGCTCCTCGCGCAAGGAGGGGTGTCGTCGTTTACCGTGTCCGGGTCCGGCGTGTTTACCGATGCCGCATCTGAGGCGACGCTGCGAACCGCTTTTAATGCGTCATCGTTTTCGTCTTTTCAGATTATCGTGCCTGAGCTTGGGACGTATACAGGGACGTTTATGATTGCGTCTCTAGAGTACGCCGGGGAGTACAACGGTGAAGTAACCTACTCTGTAACTCTCGAGTCTTCCGGCGCCGTGACCTTCGCATAAGGGAGTTAAGATGTGGACGACCTATGATGCGGTAGTTAGGGGGTCGGCGGTAACGGTAGCCCGAAAAGGCGACCGGTTTTCGATCCCGCAAGAAGTTGCGATCGGGGATACAATCTCGGTTGAAGGCAAGCAGTTCTTGGTCGAGAGCGTAGAGAACGTCGCTCATCGTAGCGAAGTATGGTTGGTATCTACCAAAGAGGTTCTAAATGACAAACCCGCAGCGCGGCGAACTCAAGATTAGTCTCGGAGAGAAGCAGTTTACAGGGAGGGTTACACTCGATACGCTAATGCGAATCGAGAACTCTCTAGGGATGGGGCTGGTAAAGATCGCGCAGAAGCTTCAGGAAGGCGACCTTCGGGTTAATGAGCTTCTAACGATTATTACCCCTGTAGTAAGGGCTGGCGGCAACAACATCGACCAAAAAGAAGTCGGAGAGGTGATCTGGTCGGCGGGGCTAGCAGAGGCGATGCGAGTAGCGGGCGAGATTATCGCTTATGCGCTTACCGCAGGGGGTGAGCCGGGAAAGGTGGCGGCGGCGGAGAACGAGTCGAGTTAATCCCTTGGGTTCGCTTTATGGAAATCGGGTTGGGCGCGATGGGTATGCGACCGACGGATTTCTGGGAACAAAGCCCAAGCGAGTGGTACGCCGCGATTCGCGGGTTCCAGCAGTTTAATTCAGCGAAACCGCCGCCTCTGTCTAGGGATGAACTGAATGACTTGATGGAAAGGTATCCTGACTAATGGCAACTACCCTAGATACGCTCCTAGTCAGGATCGAGGCAGATCTAACCGGTCTGCGGCAAGACCTTTCTAAAGTCGAAGGGCAGATTAAGAACTTCGGTTCGTCTGCTAACAATTCCCTTAAGAATGTCGAGAACGCAACGGCTAGCGCGTCGTCTGCGATGAAGGCGCTCGGCGTAGCGATCGGCGCCGCCTTGGGCGCGGTAACGATTGGTAAGGTTGTGTCCGTTATCCGCGAATTCGAGGATCTCGAGGCGCGGCTTAAGTCGATTACACCGAACGCGGAAACAGCCGCCGCCGCGTTTACGCTTATCACAAAGTATTCCGAGACAACGACCTTTCAGCTTCAAGAGGTAACGCAAGCCTTTATTACGCTTGCGTCTGCCGGGATCGCGCCAACGAAGCAAGTGCTTATCGATGTTGGCAACCTAGCGGCGGCTAGGGGTAAGCGGATTCAGGATGTCGCGCAGGCGATTATGAATGCGACTACTGGCGAATTCGAGATGCTTAAGAGCCTCGGTATTGTCGTTCGCACCGAGGGCGATAATGCAGTAGCAACGTTTAACGGCGTATCGACGACGATTAACAAGAGCAATATCCTCGAATACTTGCAACGCATTTCGCAGACTAACTTCGCGGACGCAACTGCCAAGGCCGCAGATACGTTAACTGGCAAGCTCTCGAACTTAGAAGACGCTGTTAATCGTTTTTATAATCAGATCGGCGAGGGTGGATTAAAAACCGCGCTTATCGACCTCGTTCTAATGCTTACCGAGACGACTGATAGCGGCGGCTCTCTTGCGCAGACAATCGGTCAGGCACTCGGGGCTGCGGTTCGTGGGCTAAATAGCGCAATCGTGTTCTTGAAGGACAACTTCGCGCTATTGACTAAGGTTGTTCTATCGTTCTTGGCAATACTTACTGCGCAGAAGATCGTTACCTTGGCGACGGCGATGATTACGTTCGCCCTTAGTACAGGAAAGGCCGCCGCCGCGTTCGCCGCCCTATCTACTCTGCTCGCTAAGAATAAGGTAATGATCCTTGCTTTGGCGCTTTTAGCGGCGTCCGAG